CAGCGCTGTACAAGGGACGGCCCAGCCCCGAGGACGGCGATTTCTTCCGGGCCGAGAACATCGTCACCTACACGCCCGACCAGCTTCCACCGCGGAGCAAGCTGCGCTTCTACGCCGCGTCCGACCATGCGGTGACGGAGAAGCAGCGCAACGACGCGACCTGCATGGGCGTGGCCGGCGTGGACGCGGCCGGCGACATTTGGATCCTGCCGGACCTCTGGTGGCGGCGCGAGAAGACCGACAAGGTGGTGGAAGCCATGATTGATCTCATGGCGCGCTGGGAGCCGCTGTGGTGGCGGGCGGCCACCGACCACATCAGCAAGGCCATCGGGCCGTTCTTGCGGAAGCGTATGCTGGAACGCCGGGTTTTCTGCAATGTCGTTGAGAGCTCCGAGGCCGGCGCGGACAAGCTGAAGAAGGCGCAGGCCATCCAGGCGCGCATGGCGATGCAGAAGGTGCGGTTCCCCGCCTACGCCCCGTGGTTCATGGAGGCCCGGTCGGAACTGCTGAAGTTCCCGCACGGCAAGCACGACGACTTCGTGGATTTTCTCTCGCACCTCGGGCGCGGGTTGCGGGCCGCATGGGGCGCGAACCCGGCGGCTTTGGGCGTGCCCGGGCAGCCGGCCAACGACACGCAGCCGAAGGTGGGCACTCTGGGGTGGGTGAAGCACGCGGCCGAGCGCGAGCGCCGGGTCGCGAACCTGGCGAAGCGCATCAGGAGTTTCTGACATGGGCGAGACGCTAATTTCCGCTGAGGAGGCCCCGCCCGTCGCCCTCCTCCGCGAGCCGCCGCATGTGGACCCGTCCCGGGCCGCGCATGTGAAGCGCATCCTCGCCTGCATCCAGAAGGGCAAGGAGCATTGGAAGCGCGACTTCGACCGGATGCGCTGGTGCATGGACTTCGCCGCCGGCCTGCAATGGGTGGGCCAATCGGACTACGACGACGAACGGTTCCGCGTGAACCTCGTGGCCCGGCACATCCGCCTGCGCACGGCCGCGCTCTACGCGAAGAATCCGAAGGCGGTCTACAAGCGGAAGCCGCGCCTCGACTTTCGGCTGTGGGACGAACGGCCGGAATCGCTTCAGGCGGCCATGGGCCTTGTGCAGATGGCGCAGCAGCCGCCGATGCTGGGGCACAACGGCGGACCGCCCACGGCGATGCCGATGGTGCCGCCGGCCGCGCTGCAACAGGCGGTAGACCTGCTGGCGGACTATCAGGAGGGCATGGCCAAGCGCGGCACCGTCGAGCGCGTCGGCCGCTCGCTGGAATTGCTGTGGGACCGCTTCATCACGGAGCCGGTGCCCAACGTGAAGATCCAGATGAAGCAATGGGTGCGCCGCTCGCTGGTTTGCGGCGTCGGCTACGTGAAGCTGGGCTTCCAGCGCCAGATGGCGCCGCGTCCCGACCAGGCCACGCGCATCGCGGACCTGACCAGCCAGCTCGCGGCCATCGAGCGGCTGCGGGCCGTGCTGTCGGATCAGGCCGGGGCCGCCGCCGAGCATGAGTCGGAGGAACTTCGGCAGGCCCTCATCGCGCTTCAGTCGGAGCCGGAGGTGGTGCTGCGCGAGGGGCCGCTGTTGGACTTCCCGCGCGCCACGGCGCTGATCCCCGACCCCGCCACGCGGTCGCTGCGAGGCTGGGTCGGGACCAACTGGCTGGCCGAGGAGTTCGTGCTGCCGGCTCGCATGGTGCAGGAAATCTACGGGGTGGTGCTGGGCGCGAATGCGGCCACCGAGGCGTGGCGCACGCTGACCTTCGGGCAGCCGGGCGTCGAGGACGCCGAGGCGCCGGTTCGCTTCTGGCAGTTCTACGACTTCCCGACGCGGCGCGTGTACACCGTCTCGGAAGGGTGGCCCGACTACCTTGAAGAGCCGCGCGCGCCGGAGGTGAACCTTGAACGGTTTTTCCCCTACTACGCGCTGACATTCAACGATCTGGAACACGAGAAGCGCGTGTTCCCGCCGTCCGACGTGGAGATGCTGCGGTCCCCGCAGGAAGAGTACAACCGCGTGCGCGAGAGTCTGCGGCAGCACCGCATCGCGAACCGCCCGCTCTATGTCTCGTCGGTCGGAGCCTTTGACAAGGAAGACAAGAAGAATCTGCTGGAATACGACGCCCACGATGTTGTCGTGCTGAACAACCTGAAGGAGGGGCAGAACGCGGCCGAATTGCTTCAGCCCGTCCAGAAGGTGCCTATCGACCCGAACGCCTACGAGACGGGCAGCCTCCTCACGGACATCCTGTACTCGACAGGGAGCCAGGAGGCGAATCTGGGCGGCACGAGCGGCGCGACGGCGACGGAGACGAGCGTGGCGGAATCCAGCCGTCTCTCCGTTATCGCCAGCGACATTGACGACCTCGACGAGGTGCTGACGGATCTGGCGCGGGACTTCGGGCAGGTTTGCCTCGCGGAGATGTCGGCCGAGAAGGTGACGGAGATCGTCGGCCCTGGCGCGGTCTGGCCCAGCCTCTCGCGGGCGGAGATCGCGGCGGAGTTGGAGCTGACCGTGGAGGCCGGATCTTCGGGGCGCCCGAACCGGGACCGCGACCTCGCCAATTTCGAGCGGGCGATGCCCTACCTCCTTCAACTGCCCGGCATCGACCCGGCCGCCCTGGCAAAGCATGGGCTGAAGCTGCTGGACGACCGGCTGGACGTGACGGAGTTTTTGCGGCCCGGGACGCCCTCGGTGGTCGCCATGAACGCCATGTCCAGGCCGTCCACCGGCAACGCCTCCACCGATCCGGCGCAGCAGGGCGGAGAGGGCTCGCTGAACGCCCCGTCCGCCCAGGTCCGGCCCGGCGGCCCCCAGCCGGCCTACGGGCCAAGCGGGAATAGTGTCGGTTGATGTTGAATATCGCGGGTTGCAAGTTTAGGGTGTGACCAGCAATCGGAAGGGCGAAGGGCCAGATGGCACCGGAGCAGGACGAAACGATGGACGCGATCCCCGGGACGGAAGCGGCAGAAGCCGCTTCCCCGGAGGCCGCGCGTCCGGCGTCCACCGAAGCGCAGGCCGAACCGAGTTCGCTGCTGGATGCCGCGCTGAAGGCGCTGGGCAGCACGAAGCCGGAGGTGACGGCGGCGGATGCCGCCACGGCGGGTGATCCGCCGGATCGGAACGACGGGGTGGATGAAGGCGCCAGCCAGGCCGAAGGTCAGGACGGGCTCCCGCACATCCCCGATGCGGAGTTCAAGGCGCTTCCGAAGAGCGTCCGCACCGCCGTAAACCAGATGCGGCAGCGCGTGCGCGCGCTGGCGCCGCAGGCGGAACGTGGTGCGGCCGTCGAGACGTACCTTCAGCAGGCCGGGCTCACGATCGAGGAGTTCCGCGAGGGCCAGGAGGTGATGGCGCTGATAAAGCGCGATCCCCGTGCGGCGCTCGCGAAGCTGGAAGAGCGTGTGACCGAGTTGCGGCGGTACGTCGGGGTGGACCTGCCCGACGACCTGCAACAGGACGTTGAGGCCGGGTACATCACCGAGGAGCGCGCCCGGGAGCTGTCCCAGGAGCGTGCCGGCCGCGTCCATGCGGAGCAGAGCCTGCGCGCCACGACCCAAGCGACCGCCCAGCACGCGATGCTGAGCGACGTGGCGGCCTGGGAATCCACCATCCGCCAGACCGATCCGGACTTTGCCCGCAAACTGCCGTTCGTGCAGGAGAAGGCGAGGCTTGCGGTGCTGTCTCTCGGCCGTCCCGTCCGCGACGGGGCGGAGGCGGTTGGCATTGTGAAGCAGGCATACGCGGACACCAACGCGATGCTACGGGGCTTCGCGCCACAGCCGGCTGCGACCCGGCCTTCCCCTGCGTCGGCGGCTTCCGCGCCCGCAGCGTCCGTTCAGCCGAAGAACATCTACGAGGCTGCGCGGATGGCACTGCGGGCATGACCGCAACGACCTGACGCAAGGAGGGCTCCATGCCCGACTTCTACACGGTGGGGGAGCTGAACAACCTCACCAATGCCGTGCTCGACTACTACATGAAAGGCGACGCCTTCGCGCAGACCCTTCAGGACCGGCCGCTGCTTCAGGCCCTCCGCTCCGCGCAGAAGACCTTCCCGGGCGGGAAGGAGATGATCCGCGGCAATGTGAAGGGCGACTACACCACGCAGTTCATGGGCTATCAGTACGACGACACGGTGGAGTACCGGAACCCGACGAACATCAAGCAGTTCGCCTGGCGCTGGTTTGAGCTCCATGCCGGCATCAGCATGACCTTCACCGAACTGAAGGCCATGGGCATCACCGTCGTGGACTCGCTGACCGGCGAGCGCACATCGACGAAGAGCGAAGCCAGCGTGATGCAGATCACGGACGGGCTGAAGGACAAGCTCGACGACATGATCGAGGGCTCTGCCCGGTCCATGAATCTGATCTGCTACCGCGACGGGTCGCAGTCGGCCAAGGTGTTCCCGGGCCTGCGCGCCATCGTGCGCGACAACCCGACCACCGGCATCGTCGGCGGCATTGATGCTTCGGTGAATCCGTGGTGGCGCAACCGCGCGCGCACCGCCGCGAGCGGCGGCGTGATCGCGTCGTCCGCCACCAACCAGACCCTCACGAAGACGCTGCGTTCCGAAGTGCGCCAGCTTCGCCGCTACGGTGGGCGGCCCAACTTCATCGGCGCCGGCTCCGGCTTTATCGAGAAGCTGGAAGCCGAGATCCACGAGAAGGGCATCTACACCCAGGAGGGCTTCGCCAACGAGGGGAAGACCGACATCGGCATGGCGGACATCCGTATGCGCGGCGTCGGCCGGGTGCAGTACGACCCGACCCTGGACGACGAGGGGCTGACGAACCGCGCCTACTTCCTTGACCTCCGGCACATCGGCCTGATGGTCATGGACGGCGAGGACATGAAGCAGCACGCCCCTGCCCGCCCCGCCGAGAAGTACGTGCTGTACCGCGCGGTCACGTGGACCGGCGCGATGACGGCGCGGAAGCTCAACTGCCACGGCGTCTACGACGCGAGCTGAGGAGCAGACGACTATGGCGACCAAGCAGAACACCGTTGAGGTGGTCCTTTCGGCGGACCTGGCGAACGGGGACACTTTCACCGTCAACTACCCGCAGGGCACCTCGCGCACCAACTTCGTGCGCGGCGTCAATCACGCGATGATGAGCACCGGCGGCGGGCTCTACCTCGCGCCCACCGGCATCGGCGTGGCGCTGAACGCGACGAACGTCACCATCTCGTACCGCGGCGCCTCCATCATCCCCGCTGGCACCAAGCTGTTCGTGATGCTGGACGGCGGGCAGTTGACCTTCGGGCAGGACGTGGTGGCGCCGACGCGCGTGAAGGCGATCACGTACAAGGGCGTTGGCCCCGGGCTCTACCTGATGGAGCTGGGGAACCCGGTCGCCTCGGCGCCGGCTGGCATCTGCGCGTCCCAAACCGTGCTTGCGGCCACGCCGACCGGCGCGCTGCTGAACGGCTCCCTGCTGGCCAACGGTCAGATGATCCTCGACGTGCCGCGCAACGTGGTCGCGGCGTGGACCAACACCGCAGTGCTGACGGTGGACGGCTTTGACGAGTACGACGTAGCCATGCGCGAGCAGTCCGTGTCGGGCGTGGTCTTTACCGGGGTGAAGGCGTTCAAGCGCATCACCCGGGTGACGGTGAGCGCCGACGTGACGGGCCTGACGGTGGGCACCAGCAAGGTGCTGGGCCTGCCCGTCTATTTGCCGGGCAACGCCAACATCGTCCGCGAGATCGAAAATCTGTCTGTGCCCGCCGCCGGCGTCATCCTCGCGGGTTTGGCGAAGACGACCCTCTCGACGGCCACCACCCCCGACGTGCGCGGAACCTACGCGCCGAGCAGCAACCCCGATGGCAGCCGCGCCTACGCGCTGCTGTGCTGGCTGGAAAGCCCGGCCCACCTCGGCAACCCGCAGTTCGCGGGCTGATCCGGGGCACAGCGGGCGGCGGGGTGATCCTCGGCCTCGCCGCCCGCGCCACACCTTGAAAGGAGCATCCCGTGAACCTGCACCGCTGCGTTGTCCGCCATCGCGGCGACCTCACCATGACCATCCACAAGGAGGGCGTGACGGCCGGCGAGATCCTGCTGCTGCGCCAGATCCACGGCGATGACGCGGTGCTGGGCATCGAGGTGATGAAGAAGAAATCGGAGATCACCCCCCGTGAAGAGATGGCCCGGCTCGCGGAGATCTACGGCCCGACGCTGGTGGCGCAGGCGTGGCCCGGCGTGTCGCCACGCCTGCCCGAGACGCTGCGCGAGGCCGGGCTGGCAGAGGAGAAGGATCCCGAGGCCGAGATGCAGCGCATCGTGGCGCAGACCGATCCGGCTCTCGTCGCGGCGGCCGAGGCCCTGCGCGGCGACGCGGCCTCCGACCTCACCTGACGCGACGCCGTGGCCGCCACCGCCACTCTGACGGCACTTCTGCTGGGGCTGCGCGCCGAGGTGATGCAGTCCCTCAACCCGCTTCAGGGGCAGAACGCAGAGCCCGTGTACCGCGAGATCCTGGCGCGGGTGCAGCGGCAGCTATGGGCCGACTTTGCGTGGCCGCACCTGCGGGTGGACCGCGACAAGGTGCTTCAGGCGGGCCAGCGGTACTACGACCTGCCGGCCGATCTTCCGCTCGAACGGGTGGAGCGCGTCGCCGCGAAGTGGTCGGGGAAATGGCAGCCGCTCGTGCGCGGCATCGGCCTCGACGAGATGAACGCTCAGGACAGCGACGCCGACGTGCGATCCGATCCGGCGCTGCGCTGGGCGCCCGCCGAGGGCGGGCAATGGGAGGTGTGGCCCGTGCCCGCCAGCAACGGGAGCATCGTGCGCTTCACCGGCATCAAGGCGCTGCGCCCGCTGGTCGACCCGAGCGACACCTGCGATCTCGACCGTGACCTGATCGTGCTGTTCGCTGCCACCGAGATCGCGGCGGAGTCGAAGAGCCCGCGCGCGCAGGCCATCGCCGGCCGCGCCCAAGCCCTCTACGCCAAGCTGCGGTTCGGCGGCGAACATGGCGGCGACCGCCGCTTCCGGCTGGGAGGGGGCGCGGCGTCCGGCGGCGCCAGGCGCCAGCAGCCGCCCCTCGTCGCCGTGGACCGGGGCAACTGACCCGTGCCCTATGCCGTCGTCACCGACTTCCGTGGCGGCCTCGACCGTCGCCGGATGGCGGCCACGGCTGCGCCTGGCACGCTCCGCACGCTGCGCAACGCGCACATCAACCGGGGCGGTGAAATCGAGAAGCGGAAGGCGTTCTCGCCGGCCGCCATCCTGCCGGCCGGCACCTTCGGCCTCGCGGCGCTCGCGGATCGCGTCTACGTTTTCGGCTCCGCGCTGGCCGTCGCCGTGCCGCCGAACGTCACCTACCAGCGGCTCCCGCACCCGCTGGGCGTTGAGATGACCGCCGTGCTGGCGGCGCACGCCTTTGCCAGCAAGCTCTACGCGGTGGCGCGGTACGCCGACAACTCGATCCGGCACTTCTACGACGGCGTGGAGGTGACGGCCTTCACGAACCGCACGCCTGCGCGTTCGTCGTCCATCCTGCTGCCGTTCAAGAGCAAGATGTACGCCGGCTTCGCGGGCGGCTTCTACGGCTCCAAGCTCGCGGACCCGACCGATTGGAGTGCCGGCGCCACCGGCTCGCTGTTCATCGACATGGCGGCGGAGGCGGCCGGCTTCGGGGACATCACCGGGCTGGGCAACTACCTCGGCAGCGTCGCGGTGTTCTCGCGTCGCACCATCCAGATATGGACCCTCTCCGCCGATCCCGCACAGTCCGCGCAAACGCAGGTGCTTCGCAACCTGGGCACCATGGCGCCCGACAGCGTGGTGTCCTTCGCGGACAGCGATGTGTTCTTCCTGCACGACAGCGGCATCCGCAGCCTGCGGGCGCGCGACGCCTCCAACAGCGCCGCCGTCAGCGACGTGGGCACGCCCATCGACCCGGAGGTGGTGCAGGCCATCCTCGAGAACGGCGCCGCCGCTGCCGAGGCGCACGCCGTCATCGAGCCGGTGGACGGGCGCTTCTGGCTGGCGCTGGGCAGCGCGCTCTTCGTCTTTTCGTACTTCCCCGCCGCGAAGATCGCCGCGTGGAGCACCTACGACCTGCCGGCCCCATCGGAGGCGATGGTGGTCGCGGGCCAGCGCGTCTACGTGCGGGCCGGGAACACGCTTTACGTCTATGGCGGCGCGTCCGGCCTCGTCTACGACGACACGGTGGCGGAGGCGGAGCTGGCGTATCTCGACGGGCGCCAGATCGCGACGTGGAAGCGGTGGCGCGGCATCGACATCATCGCCGAGGGCACCTGGGACGCCTTCGTGTCCTACGACCCGGAGCAGCCCGCCATCGAGGACGCGGTGGCCCGCGTGTCCGGCTCCACCGTCGCCGCGCTCGACATTCCGATGCTGGGCACCTCGCCGCTGGCGAAGCTGCGCTTCGTGTCGGTCGGGACCGGCCCCGCGCGCATCAGCAACGTGGTGGCCCACTACGAGCCGGTGGGCGGCCGGTGATCGCCTACCCGCTTCGGCCCGAAACCGCTTATGCGGTCGCCCTGGAAATGCGGGATGCGGACGCTCGCGAGATTGGCGCCACCGTGCCGCATGGCGTGACCCGGGCGGGCTTCGCGGAGGCGTGCGCTGCCTGCGCGCCTCTGGCTTGGGGAGTTTGCGCGGCGGACGGCAAGGCGGTGGCCTGCATCGGGGTCCAGCGCCTATGGCCGGGGGTTTGGCAGGCGTGGATGTTCGCGACCGACAGATTTGACGAGATCGGAATCCGGCTGACACGTTTCGCCCGCAGGTCTATCATGCCCGCCGTCAAGGCGGCAGGCGCCCATCGCGTCCAGGCGTACTCGATCGAGGGGCACGAGACGGCCCATCGCTGGCTGGAACGGCTGGGGGCCGTGCATGAGGCGACCCTGCGGGGGTACGGCAGTCAAGGCGAGGACTTCAGGCTCTATCGCTGGCACCGGGAGGCGTAGCCCATGTGCAATCTGAACCTCGGCGGTGGAGGGGCGCAGAAGCAGGCGGCGCAGGCCCAAGCGCGGGCGGCCCAGGAGCAAACCGCCATCGCGCAGGAGCAGCGCAATGCGGAGGCCGAGCGCCAGAGGCAAATCGCGCAGGGGCGCGACCGCATCAACTCGACTTTCGATTCCACCTTCACGCCCGACTTTTTTACGGGGCGCCAGAACGCCTACATTAACTACTACACGCCGCAGCTCACCGAGCAGTACAACGACGCGCTGCGCGGCCTGTCCTTCGCGCTGGCCGATGCTGGCCTGCTGTCGTCGTCCGTGGCTTCCACGCGGCTGGGGGATCTGGAACGGGACTACGGGCGGCGACGCACCGAGCTTGCGTCCAGCGCGCAGGGCTACGCAGCCGACACGCGGAACCAGGTGGAAGGCGCGCGGTCCGACCTGATCCAGCAGATGGCGGGCGTAGGCGACGCGAACGCGGCAGCCAATGCCGCGGTGTCACGCGCCTCGGCCCTGAACACGAACTTCGGCGCCAACAATTTCTCGCCGCTGGCGCAACTCTTCCAGAACGTCACCGCTGGCATCGGCGCCGGGCAGCAGGCGCAGCAGCGCGTTGCCGCGCTGGCCGCGCGCCAGCCCGTCACCCCGCGCCTGTTTGGCGCAGGGGGCGTCGGGTCCGGCCGGGTGGTCACCTGATGTGCTCGCCCGCCATCGTCGCGCCGGTCGCGCTCGCCGCCATCGGCTCGCAGCTTCAGTCGGCCGGTCAGGGCCAGGCCGCGCGGGCGCAGGCCAACGCGCAGCTCGCGGGAACGCGCGAGGGCGCGGCGCTGTCGCGGGCCGAGATGGAGCGCCAGCGGGGCTTCGCGCAGGCGGGCCGCGATGCGGTGGACGGCGCGCGGGCCACGTGGGCGGCGAGCCCTGCCACAATGGCGCAGGCCGAAAACGCCAGGCGGATGGCCTACGACGCGGCGGCGGCCGGCGTGCCGCGCGACTACCTTCCGGGGCAGTCCGAAGCGGCGCGCGTCGAGGTGGACAACCGCCGCGCGGCCAACGCCGACACGCTGCGCGGCGAGAACGCCTGGAAGGCGATCCTCGACTCCTGGGGTGACGCGAACGCGGCTGGCGGCATCGCCTCCATGCGCTCCGGCAACGAAGCCGCGTTGCAGGCCGGCTTCGCGCGCGGCTCCGCGTCCGTCCTGCCCATCGAGCAGCGCGCCACCGACGCGCGCACCGCCGCGTCCGTGATCGCCGCAGGGAAGAGGGGCCAGGGCCTCCGCACGCTGGGCGACCTGTCGATGTTCGGCGCGATGGTCGCGCCCGGTGCCATCGCGTCCAGATATCCGACTTGGGGCAGCGTCTTCGGCAGCGCCGCGCCCGGAAAAACGGCCGCCGGCACGGCAGCCTACCGGATGGGCGAGGATCTTCTGCGGCGGGGAATCTACTGATGTCCGGCTCCGCACCCAACCCTTTCTTCACGAACCCCGCTCTCGGGGCGGGCTTCTCCAACCTCGCCCGCATCTTCGCGCCGGGCCTCGAGGCGGATCTGCTTGCCGCGCGCGTCGCGGACTTGAACCAGCAGATGAAGCTGCGGGGACGGATCGCCGACGATATCGCGGCGGCGCAGGACCGGATGCGGCAGGGCCTCGGCGCGGACCCGGCCGCCGCCTGGCGGGAGATTTTCGCGGGCGTGCTGGCGGACCCGCAGGCGTTCGGCGCGCTCGCGCGCGGTGCTGGCGTGTTCGCCGCGACCCAGGGCGTGCCCGAGAGCGATCTCGGCCGCATCGTCGTCGGGGCTGGCGGCAATTGGCGGAACACCGAAGGCGGCAGCCGCTATGAGATCGGCACCCAGGACGCGACGCGCCGCCGGGGTCAGGACATCCAGGCCGGCACGGCACGCGACCTCGCCCGCCTGGAAGAGGAAGGCCGGGACCGGCGTATGGCGCCGCAGATTCAGCCCGGCAACGTCGTCGTGGTGCCGCCGAACAGCCCACTCGCGCCGCGCGCGAACGGGCAGGGGCGCATCGAGGGCAACATGCGACCGCAGACCTACGACCAGGCGCGGGCGGAGCAGGTCGGGCCTTTCGTGGCTGGCGAGGGCACGCCGGAGGAGCAGGGCCGCCGTCGCGCCCTCGTCGCGCCGCAGGTTGCGGCGGCCGAAGCGCGGCCTGGCGCGCAGCAGCGCCCGCCCGCCGTCGATGGTGCCGACATCCGCGCGATTGACGAGCAGATCGGGGCGCAACTCCCCAGCGGCGACGCGCTCGACAGCGCGGGTGCGGCGTGGGTGCGGAACCGCGCCGCGGCGCTGATGCAGCAGCAGGGCGAGTCGTTCAACAACATCCCGCTCGCGGTGCAGCAGGCGCTTCGCGATTTCTACGCGCAAAACCCGCCGCGCACGGACAACCGCTGGAACCCGTTCAGCAGCAACCAGTACGGCGCGCCCGGAACAGGGGGCGGGGCGCGCGCCGCGTCGCCGGACGCTCCGACCGCGCCGACCGTGCCCGCGCGCCCGGCCAACGTCCCGCCCGGCTCCGCGTGGAGCCCCAGCCGCCGCATGTGGCGCGCTCCTGACGGCACGCTCTTCACGGCGGACGGGCGGCCCGTGTCGTGAGCGGCACGCGGGACGACGACTGGACGGTGCCGGAGGAGGAGGACGACTGGATCGTGCCGGGCGCGCCGCGCGCCCGTCCCCCGCAGCAGATCCTCCGCCGGCAGCTTGGGCTCACGGGGCGCCATGTGATCGAGGGCGTCGTGGACTCGCTGCGCGATCCCGTGGCGGCGATCCTCAACGCGCCCTCGGCCGTCGTGAACGACGTGGCCGGGCGCACCGTCATTCCCGAGCCGTTCCGCTATGGCCTCGGCTCCTCCTTGGCCGACAGCCTCGGCCTGCCGCGTCCGGAAACCGCCACCGAGCGCGTCGTCGGCTTGGCGTCGCAGGGCGCGGTGGGCATGGCGCTGCCCTACGGCGCCGCGCGCGTCGCGCAGGGGTTCAACCCCGTCCGGCCGGGCGCGATCGCCACGCCGGGGCAAACGGTCGCGGGCGCCTTGGCGAACAACCCCGGCATCGACGCCTTCGCGGGCGCCGTGGGCGGCGCGGCGCAGGGCGCCGTGCAGGAAGCGGGCGGGGGCGAGACGGCCGGCTTCGCCGCGAACCTCGGCGGCAACGTGGCGGGCGCGGTGCTGGCCTCGCTGATCGTCGCTCTCGCCGGCCGGCGCGGCGTCCACCCCAGCACGATCCGCCTGGACACCATCACGCCCGAGGAGGTGGCCTCCGTGTGGGGCGACCCCGACGTGCAGGCCGCCGCCCGCGCGAACGGCATCACCGCGCCGGACGATCCGCGCCTCGCGCAGCTTGCCGCGCGGCTGGGCGAGCGCCGGGCCGCCGAGGGCGAGCGCGCTGCGGTCGCGCCTTCTGTCACCGCGGAGGATCTGCGCGTCGCCCGCGAGGCCGTGGAAGGCGGGGCCGATCCGTCCACCGTGGCGCCGCCCGCCCGCGCGCCGCTGCCGGAGGTGATGCAGCTTCCCGAAGGCCCCGGCGTGCCGATGCGCGGCACGCCCGACCCCAACGTGCCGGGCGTCGCGGAAGGCGTCGCCGGCCGCGCGCGGCCCGAGGGCTACGGCGCGCTGGTCCCCACCGAGCCGCAGCCCAACCGCATGACGCCGGGCGAGATCGCCCGTGCCCGCGCGCAGATGGAGGGAGGCAACCCCAACCTTGCCGAGCCTCCGCCGCGCATGGTGGTGCCGGAAGGGCGCCTCCCGCAGACCCCGGACCGGGTGCAGGAACAGCGCCAGGCAGCCGGAGCTTTCGACCTGGCTGCGCGACAGCGCGCCCGCGCCGGAGAGGACGTGCGCGACACCCAGCCGGCCGGACGACCGGAGGGACCGAACCCGCAGCCTGTTGTGACGGATCAGGGCTTTCCGGTGCGCGTGCTGTCGCGGGACGGGACCGGCAACGCGCAGGTGCAGCGGTACGACCCGCGCACGGGCCAACTCGAGCCCGGCAGCGTGCCCTACGTCGTCCGCGAGCGGGATTTGCGCCAGGGCGCCTACGCCGTCGAGCCGCGGCGCGCCCAGGATGTTGTGGAGCGGTCGCGCGGTCCGCGCCCGCCGGAGCAGCCGCGCGGCGCCGCAGAAACCGTGGTGCGCGAGCCGCGCCAGACCTACCGCGCGACGCCGCCCGATCCGAACGACCGCTTCCCTGGCGCCACGAGCCGCACCCAGCCTCCGGGCGGCGCGGCGCCGGGAGGCCGCCCGGCCGGGGGCGGCGGATCTGCCTTGGGGCGCTCTCCTCTCCCTAAGCAGCCCGAAGGCCCCGCCCCCGGCCGGCGCTGGTCCACCGCCGAAGAGGCGGAGCGCGCCTTCCAGCAGCGCCGCGCGCAGTACGAGGAGGCCGCCCGCCGAGCGCGCGAGCGCGGCGACTGGAACAGCAACACGCGCTCCTCCAACACGCCCGCCGGGCAGGACGCCGATGGCCGCTGGCGCGTGGACGCGCAGGGCTACGTCCTGTCCGATCAGGGCGGCCCCATCCGCTTTGGCGATCAGAAACAGGCGGCGCGCTGGATTTTGACGAAGGGGCAGAAGGAAAGCCCCGACCAGTTTTTTGAAATCGCAGTCCACCCTTCGGGGCAGGGCTTCACGGTCAGGGAGGTGGGGCGCAATGCGGGGTCTGCTGGCATGGGTGCGGGGGCGCCCGGGGGCGAAGGTCGCGCCGACGCGGCGGGTGCTGGACAGCGCGGCGCTGCGGCGCGGGCGCCTTCGGGCGCTGCGCGCTTTGGTGAAGGCGGCCAGCCGAGGCGCCTGACGGGGCCGCGTTCCACCGAACCGGAGCGGCCTTCCGCCAATTCGGTGGACAATCCTCCGCCGTTCTCCGATATTGCGGGCGACACACCCGGCAGCGGAGGACAGCAAGTGGACCAGGCAACGCTTGATGCGGAAGTGCGCGCGTTCCGCGAGCGCGAGCGGTGGCGGACCCCGCGCGGGACGAGCCGGGAGCCGCCGCGGTTCGCGGACCGCGACGCGCAAGCCCAGGAGGATATGCTGGGCGGGCCGAGGCGGTCGCGCGACGCGATGGACGCAGAGGGCTACGACGACGCGACGCTGGGCGGGCGCCGCTACGACGAAGTGGCCGGCGAGGAGGTGGATGTGCCGGGCCACCCGGCGGTCAACCGCAACGCGGCTTTCGAGGACATGACCCCGCCCGAGGTGCTGGACCAGATCCGCGCGATGCTGAAGGCGGGCGACACGGCCGAGGCGCGTGATGCCGTGGCCGCCCTGGCGGATGAAGGTGCCCGCGCCCCCGGTCTGGCCGGGGCTCGATACCGTGCGCTGGCGGAGCGGGCGCGAGCGCTGGTGGATGCCGCCGACAGCGCGCCGCCGCGGGACTACAGCCGGGTGTCGCTGGGCGGATTCGACAATGAGACGAACAGCTTCATCGACGACTACCCCTACGTCGATGCGCGCACGGTGTTCTTCGACCAGACGCCGACCGAGGCGCTGACCGCCATCCGCAGGGTGCTCGACGAGGGCGATCTGGATGGCGCGCGCGATTTTGTGAACGACATCGCGCGGGAGAGCGCCGGGCTGAAGGGGGCCGCCCGCGCCCGTTACGCCGATCTGCTGAACGACGCGCGGAATATGGTGGACGAAGCCTTCGCGCGCGTCGCGGCCGAGGACGCCGCCCGTGCGCCGGAGCCGCCCGCGCGGCAGGCGCCCACCCCCGGGCCCGGCGAGGGTACGCCGCGCGCTCGCCGTGCCGGAGAGCCGCGCCCCGATCTGCGCGAGGTGCCGCCAGCCGAACCGCCCCGTGCCCGCGCGGCCGAGGACGGCCCGTCGCGCCCCGGCGATCCGGTGTCGGAAGCCGAGTACCGGATGCAGGAGGCGCGCGACACCATAAGCTGGCTGACGCGCGAACAGGCCGACATTGGGCAGAAGGCGGTGGACGAGCGAATCGCCGCCGACCAAGTGAGCAGCGCCTACCGCGGCCGGTCCTACGACGACATGCTCAGCACGGTGCGCCAGAAGGCGGAAGCCGCTTTCGAGCCGCGCCTGGCGGAGGCGCGCCGCGCGCTGACCGAAGCGGAGGACGCACGCCGCGCCGCGCTACAGGCGGACGACGCCCGGGTGCGAGCGGAGTCGGGACAGCCGGAGCCGAGCGAAGCGGCGATGCGCATGGCTCGCAGCAAAGGCGAGATTGCGGCGCGGGAGAGTGTGAAGAGCCTGCCGGCGAGGAAAGGCGTGCCGTGGCGCGACCCGTCCCCGCCGACGCGCCTGACGCGCGAGCAGAAGGCCGCTGCGGAGAGGGCGCAGGCGGAATCCGTCGCCGCCGTGCGCGCCGAGGCCGAGCGGCTGCGCGCGGCGGAGAAAGCGCGCGGCGAGCGGCCGGAAACGCGCTTCTACGCTTCCACGGAGGAGGGCAATAAGGCGCGCGCTGCGGCCGAGGCCGCGGCGAAGGCGTGGGATGAAGCGCCGCCGATCCGCGGCGAAGTGGTGACGCGCACGGCCCGCGGCCGGGAGACGCGCTACACCTTCGAGGAAGCGCCCAACTCGCGGACGGACTACCGCGGCACCAAAGTGCCGCTGAAGAAGTCCGATCCCCCGATGATCCGCGCCTCCGAACAGGCCGAGGCGCGGGCCGCGAGTATAGAGCGCCTGCCCCCGCTGTACTTCTACTCCACGCCCTTCGATCCCGCCCTGGCGAAGCGGCTGCTGCTGGACCCGCTGATGGCGGGCGTCCGCAGCCTGCGGAACACGCTGCTGCACAGCACCGCCGCGCGCACCGTGGGCGACTACACGCGGTACTTCGCCGCCAGCAACCGCGCGGTGCTGCGGACCATCGCGGACCGCTACCCGGCCGTGAAGGAACTGGGCCAGATCGCGGACATGCTGGCGACGGACCCGGGCACCGGGCGCCGCGTCACCGAGACGTACCAGACCGCCGCCGACAGCACGGCGCTGTCCTACGTCAACCGCCTCTCCAACATTATCGGCCGGACCGCCAACGCGACGGCGGACGCGCGGCTGCGCGACCTGCTGGCGGGCACCGCCCGTGCCCGCACCGCCGACGAAGCCGCCCGCATCGCCCCGGTGCGGAAGCTCCTCGACGAATTCCACGACTACCTGAAGAAGGCGGGGCTGGATCTCGGCTACGTGCGGGGCCGCTACTTCCCGCGCATGTACGACGCGGAGCGCGCGCTGGCGAACAGCGACGGCTTCCTGGCCGACGCGGGGAAGCTGTACCGGCGCATGGGCCTGAACGCGGCCGACGCCCGCGAAGCCGCGCAGGACTGGCTCAACCGCTTGGCAGGCGTCGGGCGCGGACCGGCGGAGTTCGGCCACACGCCGGTCGGGACGAAGTTCACGAAGGGCCGCGTGCTGCCGCCCGAGGCCGACGACATCATGCGGGCCTGGATGGTGACGGACCCGCGCGAGGCGCTACACGGCTACTTCATGCGCGGCGCCAAGGCGGCGGAGTTCGTGCGCCGCTTTGGGCCGAACGGCGAGAAGCTGGAAAACATGCTGACGGCCGCTTTTGAGCAGGGTGTGCCGGCCCAGGATCTCCGCTTCCTGCGCCGCGCGATCGAGAGCAGCACGGGCACGATGACGGGTTCCGCGTCGAGCCCCGGCCACGCCATCACCGGCTGGATCCAGACCATCGGCCCGCTGGCCGTGCTGCCGCGCGCCGTGCTGTCGTCGCTCGTTGAAGGCATGACCATCGGCAGCCGGACGGGCAACCTCTGGCGGGGCGTCGAGGGCTTCGCCGAGAGCTGGAAGGCGATCATGCGGACCAGCGACACGATGGAAGCGCGCCGGGCCGCCGAGATCCTGGGCTCGATCAGCGACAGCTTCGCGGACATGCGCGCGGCGGCGGTCTTCGACGCCGGGGTGAACAGCCGCGCGCAGCGCGCCCTCGTCGGCGGCATGTTCCGCGTCACCGGGATGCACGAGATCACCAACGCGCAGCGCATCGCCGCAGTGAAGGTGGGGCAGACCTGGGTGCGGCAGCTTGCCGATGAAGTCGCGGCGGGCTCCCCCACCCAGGCGAGCGCGCGCCGCCTGCTGGCCGAGCTGGGCATGGACGAAGGAGAGGCCCGAGCCCTGTCGGCCTGGCTGAAGCGGAACGGCGGCACGCCCCGGCTTACGGACCTGCTGGACGAAGGCCCCGAGGCGACGAGCTACCGCACCGCCATCCGGCGCTTCGTGAACGAGTCGATCCAGAACCCCGAGGCGGTGGACAAGCCGGCCCTCGCCAGCCACCACGTCGGCCGCATGGCCTACGGCATCACCAGCTTCATGTTCGCGTTCACGCGCAACGTGCTGCTGCGGAGCCTAAAGGAAGGCGCCGAGGGCCTGACGGGAAGCGGCTACACGCTTCAGGACCGCGCGCGGCTGCTGGGTCCGCTGATGGGCTACTTCGCCCTGGCCTCGGCGCAATTCGGCGTCAGCCAGGCGCGCGAAGCCCTGTTCAACTGGCACCAGAACAGCGAGCGCGATTCCTGGGTGAAGACCATCCTGAACCTTGACCGCACCGGGGTCTTCGGGAACCTCTCGCCCATCGTCAACCTCGTGTCGGCGGCAAAGTACGAGCGCGATCCGTCGTCGGTGCTGACCGGCCCGTACCTCGCGCACTACATGACGAACATCGGGAAGATGACGCTGGGGCTGGTGCCGCAGCCGATCGGGCCGAACAGCCCGAACACGAACAACGCCGAGCACGCCGCCGTTCGCGCCTTCCATGCGACCGTGCTCGCCCCAGCCGTCTCCGCCGTTGCGGCGATGGCGCCGGGCGGTGCCGGGCTTCAGGCCGCCTACGGCATCGGCGTCATGTTTGCGACCTCGCGGGGAGCCGGCGACGAGCTGGCGACGGCGGTGGTGGGCGAGCGCAGCGTCCGGCCGCGCACCCCGGGCAGCCAGGGCAGCCAGGGCAGCCAGGGCAGCCAGGGCACGGGCGGGATTGCGGCCGGCGGCGGCGGCATCCGCGCTTCGGGGGGCATCCGGTCGGGTGGCGGGGGGATCTCGGCGCGATAACGCCCGAACGGGGCGTAATAGGCACAACCTCCGTTGGCTGTGTCGGCCGCCCTACACCAAGTAATTCAAAGGGAAAATGGTGCTGCTGGAGAGGATTGAACTCTCGACCTCTCCCTTACCAAGATAGTGTTGGCCGCTGTCGTCCAACATGGCCGACAGTCAAATCAATGCGTTACTTGCGGCCGTGCTGGACATTGCTGGACAGCCAACAGCCCGTTCGGGGCGTTACGCCCGGCGGCGGGCGGAATCACTGGCAGCGATACGCCCCGTTCCCGACAGGGATGCAGGTCACGGGCCGGGGCTGATCGGTGGCGATATAGGGGCGCCCGCCGTAGACGATCTGCGACGCGGCGGCGACGCCGCCGGCTGCGGGCATGAGGGCGTCGGTCAGGGCGTCGGCGCGCTGCGCCAGGTCAGCGCAGCCCGCCAGGGCCAGCAGCAGCAGGAAGAGCGGGCGCACGGGCGCCTCCGTCGTTGCGGGGCTGCACCGTAGCGCGCATCACAGCAGCGCCTCCACCGCTTCCTTCAGCGCCTCGGGCACGTGCTTCCCGTAGGTCTTCTGCACCGTCGCCTCGGTGTCGCCCAGGATCCCGGCGACCTGCCACAGCGGCACCTTTCGGCGAAGCATGTGGGTCGCGGCCGTGTGGCGCATCACGTGCGGCGTCACCTCTGCCGGCAGCCCGGCCGCCTTCACCAGCGAGGCGAACGCCTTCCGGACGTTCCCGCTGTTGTCCAGCACCCACTTGCTCTCGCGCTCGACGAAGGCGCGCTCCATCAGTTCGCGCAGCTTCGGGTGCATCGGCACGCTGGGGCGGCGTTTCTTCGTCCGCCTGCGGCCCGGCTTCTCGAGATGGATCATCCCCGTGTCCCAATCCACCTGGGACCAATCCAACTCTTCCAGGGCGCGCTTCCGCGCGGCCGTGTAGTAGGCGAGCGCCACGAACCGCTCGATGCGCGAGAGCCGCCCGTCCGGGCGCACCTCGGCCGCCTTCGCCGCCAGCCGCGCTACCTCCGCCTCCGTCAGCCAGACCTCGCGCGGCTGGCTGGGCTCGGGAAGCGGGATCGAGGGCAGGTCCGTCCGCTTCAGCCGCTTCTCCGCGACCGCGTGGTTCAGCGCCGCCACCAGCACGCCCAGCTCGCGGCGGATGGTCGGCCCTTTCGCTGGCCGCCCGATCTCCGCCAGCTCCCGGCGCCGCGCGTAGCGCCGCACGTCGGAGGGGTGGATCTCGGCGGGGTCCATGTCCGCGAAATGGGCGAGAAGGTGCTTTTTCGCGATCTCGGCCGTGCCCTGGCCGACGACCTTCTTGTGGACATGCTCCGCGAAGTAGGCGTCGAGCAGCCCGCGCACGGTGCTGGCGCTCGCCTGCGCCTTCTCCCGCTCTAGGCCCCGCTTCCACGTCGCGAAGAAATCTGCCGCTTCAGCAGCATCCGCCGTGCGCGTGCTGACGCGCTTGGACCGGCCACCTTCCGTCCAGTGGACTTCGTAGACGCCGGCTTCGTTGGCGAGGAGCCGAGGACCGCGGTTCGGGCGAGCCATGCTTCAACCTCCTGGGCCGGAATCCGCACGGGGCGGCCGGGGACGTAGCGCAGTTGTCCGTCGCGTCGGAGGCGTTGGACCGTCTTTTCCGACACGCGCAGCAGGCCGGCGACCTCGGCCTGCGTCAGCAGCGTCAGGCCGCCGCCGAGGCATCCTCCGCTTCCAGCAGCGCGATGATCTTGGCCGCCGTCGAGAAGCTGACCGCCCGGTTCACCCGCAGCCACGCCTTCCCTGGATGGCCCGCCACCTGCCGAAGCTCGACGGCCGGGATCTCGGCGTCCACCGCCCGCTCCACCGCGCCCGGGTAGATCTGCGGCACCGTCACGCCCAGCGCGTCCGCGAGGGCCTGCGCGCTCTTCGGCTTCGGCAGGTTCCTCCCGTTCACGTAGCTGCTGATGCTGTCGCGCCCAAGGCCAGCGGCCCGCGCCAAGTCCGCCTGGCTCATGTTCCGCTGAAGCATGAAGCCTTGCAGGGCACGGGCGAACTCCTGCTTCCGGATCTCGCGAGGAGCCATCGAAGTCGGGGGCGCCACGGCGGCCGGCGGGTTGGCGAAGCGGCTGTTGCGGGCCATTGCGGCTGGAACTTCCTGCGGTGTCTGGCAGGTGCCGATTATGTAGGGTTCGCGCGTCGAACGCAATGTCGGGCCGCGTGTCAAGCCATTTCGTCACGGGAATGTGTTGTCAGGTGTTGGCCAGATGCTCACCCGACCGACTCTCCCCCCACTTCGGACAGCACCGGAACCGGCCTGACGCCGACCCCGGCCTGGGCGAGCAGCGCCTTGGCGCGCTCCCGGATGGCGGGCGTCGAGCCGGTCAGCGCCACTTCCACCAATCCCGTATAGGCTTCAGCACGTGTCGCGACGCAGCGGCTCTCCCGCAGCGTGGTAGCGGCGGTCCAGAACAACGCCGCCTCCGTCTCCCTGATGCTCATTCGGTCCCCCTATTTCCCTGGGCAGCGAATCAGCACTAGACGATTTCAACAAACAACGCCATACAGATTCCACCAAAGCGGTGGAGGTTGGGCGTGACGCTCGACGAGTGGCGGACGAAGCAGGGGTGGACCTACAGCGACTTGGCCCGCGCGCTCCGCGTCACGCCGGAGACCGCGCGTCGGTATTGTGTCGGTTTGCGTAGGATGCCGACGACGGACACGCTGAACCGAATCCGCGAGCTGACGGCCGGCAAGGTGACGGCCGACTCGTTCATCGAGCCGCCCCGGCGTTCCGCCGACACCCTGCTGTGACCGCGCCCGTGCTGTTCCCGTACCAGCGAGAAGGCGTCGCATGGCTCGCGACCCGCAAGCGCGCGGTGCTGGGGGACGAAATGGGCCTCGGGAAAACCCCCACGGCCATCCGCGCCGCCGCCAGCGTCGCGTGCTCACGGATAATTGTGCTCACCCCGGCATCAATGATCGAAGTGTGGCGCGCGGAATTTTCACGTTGGGGTTGCGGGGGGCAGCGAATCGTGGCGCCGCAGGCGCCGGGCGAGGTGCCTGTAACCGGGCCAGTTGCGTGCGTCGTCAGCTACGACCGGGCGAAGCTGCCGGCCATGCGGAACGCCCTGCTGGCGTGCCGCTGGGACGTGCTGATCTGCGACGAGGCGCACTTCCTGAAGAACCGCACGTCCGCCCGTGCTCGATCAGTCTTGGGGCCGAACCTCGACGAGGCGGGCGGGCTGCTGTCGGCCTGCACCCGGGCCTGGGGCCTGACGGGCACGCCCATGCCGAACAGCGCCGACGAGCTGTGGCCGCTGCTGCGGGCCTTTGGCCCCGAGGCGCTGATGTTGGACGGGCGCCTCATGCCCTACTGGACCTGGCGGCGGCGCTACTGCGTCGAAGTGCCGCTGGGCAACACGAACCGGACCAAGATCGTCGGCGTCCGCCATGCGGAGGAGCTTCGCGAGCGCGTCCGGCGCGTGATGCTCCGGCGGAAGAAGGCGGAGGTGCTGAAGGATCTGCCGCCCATCCGCGAGGCCGAAATCGCGCTGGGCTGGCGGGACTACGGGAAGGCGGCTGCGGCGCTGGCCGTGGCGGAGCCGGGCGACATGGCGCGGCTGCGGGATCTCGCGGGCGAGGTGGAGCGGGCCGGCGGCGACCCGGACAAAGCGGCGGCGAAGCTGCTGGAAGCGGCATCCGACGAGAGCACGTCGCGGCTCCGGCGTCTCGTGGCCGCGCTGAAGGCGATGGCGCTGGGCGCGCTGCTGCGCGACGAGATGGAGGGCGGGTCGGAGAAGCTGGTGGTCTTCGGCTGGCACCGGCTCACGACGAATATCCTGCTGGAAGACCTGCGGCCCTTCGGCGCCGTCGTCGTGGACGGCCGGACGCCGCAGGCGCAGCGCAAGGAGGCGGTGGACCGCTTCCAGGCCGACCCCGCGTGCCGCGTCTTCATCGGGCAGATCCAGGCAGCGGGCACGGGGCTGACGCTCACGGCCGCCAGCGACCTCGTCTTCGCGGAGCTCTCCTGGGTTCCGGCCGAGAACGCGCAGGCCGCCATGCGCGTGCATCGCATCAATCAGCACCGTCCGGTGCTGGTCCGCTACGCCACCCTCGCCGGCACCATCGACGAGGCCGTGGTCCGCACCCTGGTCCGAAAAAGCAGGGACATCGCTTCGATCATCGAGCAGCAGGAGGCAGTACCCGCATGACCGAGACGTTCACGCAGCTTCAGCAAGGCTTCATGCCGCTGGTGCGCGGCATCGCCAAGCCCACCACCTTCTGACGGAGATCCACGTGACCATCACCCTGACCATCCAGGGCAACACCCTGGACGAAGTGTTCCGTAAGATCGGCACCGGGCCCTTCGCCGTGCAGATGCCGATGCCGCCGGCCGAGGGCGAAATGACGCGCCCCACCACCGAGCCGTGCCCGCCGGTCGATAATAGCGGCCAGCCACAGCCGACTTCGGCCGACTCCGGCGAGGCCGGCAAGCGCGGCCCCGGCCGCCCCCGCAGGAACAGCCCGGCCGCCGAGGCGACCGCGCCGGCCTTGACGTGGCAGGTGCGCCGCTTTGACGGGCACCCGGATGGCGGTGCCTTCACCGACAGCGGGCAGGCCACGGAGCGGCTGGTGGAGCTGGTCCACAACGCCGCCGATATCGAGGCCATCGACGCGCTGGTGAAGGCCAACGCGGACCTCGTGACGGCGCTGCCGGCGGAGCGCCGCGAGGAGGTGAACGACGCCATCGCCCGTGCCCGCGCGGCCGTGGCGCAGGCCGCAGCCGCCGCGCAGCCCGGCCCCGCGACCCAGCCGGCCGCGCAGCCCACGCCGGCCGCCCCCGCGATGGCCTGGAAGGACATCGACGGCAACCCGATGGCGGCGGTGACGCCCGACCGGCGCGGCGCGCTGTCGGTGGTGAAGGCCATCGCCAGCGGCCCGGCGCCCACCTTCGGATTCAACGTCGCGAAGGCGCTGCTGGACCGCTGCGGCGCGGAGAAGGTGTCGGCCATCACGGACGACGCGGACCCGCGCCTGGCGAAGATCGCCCGCGAAGGCGCGGCGATGATGGGCCTGCCGGTCAGCGAGCCGGCGGGCGCTGACGCGCTGACCTGACGCCATGCGCGAATATCTCGTGACTGTCGAGCACGCCGAGCACGGCAGTCACGAAACCTACGTCCAGGCGGCGTCGGAGGCGGAGGCGGTGAAGGCCGCCGCGCGCGAAGCCGCCGTGGACTTCGGCACCCAGGAAGACGGCTGGGAGCGCGTCTCCGTGATCCCCACCAACCCAGGAGATGAGTAGACCATGCAGGAGAAGATCGTGCTGCGGCACCCGGATTGCGGCGAGCACATCGCCGTGGTGGAAGTGCCGTTGGCTGTGGACGGCGAGGACCTGGCGTGAGCCCGTCCGCCGAGAAGCTGGCGTTAAACGCCCAGCGCCCCGACCACCGCCTCGAGGTGCGCGCGGCGGCCGGCGGGAAGGCGTACTGACTGTGGCCGCCGACGCGCACAGCGCCCGCGCTCACGCGACGCTGGGCGCGTCGAGTGCCCACCGCTGGATGGCGTGCCCCGCCTCCATCCGCATGAGCGAGGGCATCCCGTCCCGCTCCTCTGTCTACGCCGACGAGGGCACGGCCGCGCATCAGCTTGCGGAGCGATGCCTGCGGGAGCGCCAGAATCCATGGCGCTTCATCGGGCAGACCGAAACGGTGAACGGCCAGCCCTGGGAAATCACCGAGGAGATGGCCGAGGCGGTGCAGGTCTTCATCGACTGCATCCGGGGGCCGAACGGGGCCATGCAGGAGGGCGACCACCTCCTGATCGAGCGGCGCTTTGACCTGTCGAGCGTCCACCCCGGCATGTTCGGCACCAACGATGCCTGCGTGATCTCGCCGTCCCGCCGGACGCTCTTCGTCTTCGACTACAAGCACGGCAAGGGCCACGCCGTCGAAGCGCGGGGCAACCCGCAGCTCCGGTACTACGGCCTTGGCGCGCTGCTGAACGCCGCCGGGGGCGGCGGCATCGAGCGCCTGGTGCTGACCATCGTGCAGCCCCGCGCGCCGCATCGCGACGGCCCGATCCGCAGCGAGGAAATCGACATCCTCGACTTGCTGGACTGGGCGGGCGAGCTGAAGCGCGCGGCCGTTGCGACCGAAGACCCCTTCGCGCCGCTGGCGGCCGGCGATCATTGCCTGTTCTGCCCGGCCTCCGCCGTGTGCCCGGCGCTTCAGAAGCGCGCGCTGACGGAAGCGGCGGCCGACTTCGACGGCGCCGACATCCGCGTGCCCGCCGATCCCTCCACGCTGTCGATGGACCAAATCGTGCGGGTGCTGAACGCCGCCGACCTGATCGACGGATGGGTGGCGGCCGTGCGCGCCCACGCGCTGCATCTGGCCGAGAGCGGCACCGAAGTGCCTGGCTACAAGTTGGTGCCGAAGCGCGCGACGCGCCGTTGGCGCGACGAGGCAGAGGTGCCGACCGCCGAAGCGGTGCTGCATGTGCCGCATGACGATCTCTACGTGCGGAAGCTTAAGAGCCCCGCGCAGATCGAGAAGCTGCTGCCGCGCGAGCGGCGGCACCTGTTGGAGCCGCTGGTGGAGAAGATCAGCAGCGGCGTCAACCTGGTGCGGGATGACGACGCCCGACCCGCCCAGGCCCCGTCCGCAATCGCGGACTTCAGCGGCGTCTCCATCTTAGACACGTAGCCCAGGAGGGCACCCCCATGACCGTCGTGCTTGGCGCCGCAAGCGGCACCACCCAGCCGAAGAAGCCCCGGCTCATCACGCCGAAGGCCCGCCTTTCCTTCCCCACCCTGTTCCGGCCCAAGGCCATCGAGCAGGGGAAGGAACCCGTCTACTCGTGCACGCTGCTGTTCTCGCCGGAGGCGCAGGCAACGCCGGAGTTCGCGGCGCTGAAGAAGGCAGCGCATGATTGCGTCATGGAGAAGTGGAACGGCAAGCCGCCGGCCGGGCTCCGCTCGCCGTTCCGCAAGGCCGAGGAGAAGGAAGGCCGCGAAGGCTACGAGCCCGGTTGGATCTTCATCAACGTCTCGTCAAAGCAGCGGCCCGGCGTCGTGGACCGGAACCGCCAGCAGATCATCGACGAGAACGACATCTACCCAGGCTGCTGGGTAATCGCCTCGCTGAACCCCTATGCCTACGACCAGAAGGGCAACAAGGGCGTCTCTTTCGGCCTGAACAACGTGATGAAGGTGGCCGATGGCACGGCGCTGGGGAGCCGCGTGCGCGCTGAGGACGACTTCGCCAACGTCGAGGTGCCGCCCGAGGGCGGCGCGTCCGGCGGCACCACCAGCCCGGGGGATCTGTTCTGATGGCGCGGGCGACGAAGCAGTACGAGGCCATCGGCGGCGAGGTGGTGAAGACCACCGACGCCGCGGTGCTGGTGGACCTGAAGGACGGGTCCGACCAGAAGTGGGTTCCGCGCTCCGTGTGCGAGGACGGCGACAGCCTGGAAGAGGGCGACGACGACCTGCGGGTGGAGAAGTGGTTTGCGGAGAAGGAGGGGCTGATCTGATGCCGCAGCGACGGAAGCAGGAGGCGCGCGACGACGCGCCCCCGCGTGAGGCGAAGATGGGCGACAACACCGAGGCCGGCGGCATCGCGGCCGAACGGCTGCGGTCCATCGTGGACCGCATCGAGCGCTTGGAAGAGGAGAAGCGCGAGCTGGCGAGCGACATCAAGGACGTGATGCAAGAGGCCAAGAGCGCCGGCTTCGACACGAAGACGGTGCGCGAGGTGCTGCGGCGGCGTCGGATGGACCCGGCGGAGCGGGAGGAGCGCGACATGTTGCGCGACCTGTACGAGCGCGCGTTGGAGCTGCTGTGAGCGGCAGCCCCAGCTACGCGATCGAAACGGACGTGCCGGTGCCTGCCGGCGCGTCCGCAGGCCGCCCGCCGAAGTACCCGTTCTCCGCCATGCTGGTGGGGCACAGTTTCTTCGCGCCGGGCGTCAAGCGGTCCACCCTGGAACAGGCCGCGCGCCGCGCGAGCATCGTGCTGGGCACGCGCTACGTGGTGCGCGAGACGACGGAGCAGGGGCGGACGGGAGCGCGCTGCTGGCGCGTGGAATAGGCGCGGGCGGGGAGTGCGCCCCGCCCCGCCGCTTCAGCCAGGGATGCCCAGCCACATAGCAAGCTTGGCGGCCATCGCGCCGCCCAGGGCCGCGCCGCCTGCCACGAGCCCTGTGGCCGCTGGAGTCGCGGGCGGCGCGGCGGCGGCGGGCGCGCTAGCCACGTCCGCCCCGCGCATGGACGGCATGTGCGAGATCCGCTCCGACAACACGGCCACCGACTTCGCCAAGTCCGCGACGGCTCCGGTCAGCGCCCGCAGGTCCGTCCGCAGCTCGCGGTGATCGTCTTCCAACCGGCCGACCCGAACGGTCAGCGGCGCGTCGTGTTCACCCACCAGGCGCGGCCTCCAACAGATGCGCGGCGACGATGCCTTTCAGCCGCAGCGCGGCATTTAGGCGCTCCGTGACCTCCCGCCACAGCCTTGCGTCGTAGGACTCGGCGGGCACCTTCGGATCGGGCGGGTGTCCGCGCTCGCCGTAGACCCGCAGGATGCGGACGTGTTCGAGCTCGATGCGGCGCTGGCGGTAGAGCCGATCCAGCTCCCGCACCACGTCGTCCGGCTCGCATGGCCGCGCGACGACTCCCTGGCCGGCACGGATGCGTGCGCCCTGCTGGCGCGCGACGAGAGTCTGCATCGTCCAGATGCACGCCTCGCTCACGTCCCTGAACGGCTCCGTGGGCGCGGACCGCAGCACGGAAGGCGGCCGGGCTTGGCGGCTCACGGGCATTGCGTGAGCCAGTAGTTGACGCTGCCGGAGGTAAACTGCGAGCAGCGCAGGCGATACAGCACGCCTTCCTCCGGTTCGTAGAACCACTTCCGCACCGGAGCGGTGACGGACAGCTCCGCCGCGTAGTGGTCGAGG